TTTACTTTGATACTGCAACAACTGAACAGAAGCTGCTTGAGGTAGTGCTGCTTTGACTTCTTGTGCAATAAGACCTATTTGCACACCAGGCTCAGCATTCCCCAGTATTTTGTTGCCCATATCGTTCCATTCGAAACGATAACCGTTAAGACCATGGATGATATCGCGCCAATCGTCAATCTTTTTTATGTTCTTTTTTAGGCGTCTATCTGACCAATAAGCTATGATGTTACCCTGGGCGTAAATGTTACCGCCTGCTTCAAACAGCCAACGTGTTACATCGTCTTGTGTACGAAAACCATGAGACCACTGATTTGACGCACCACCTCTATAATATGAAGTATCACCATAAACAAAATTCAATCGTGCCCAGCCTTCAGAAGAATAATTCCAAGTTCCAGTGTTTAATTTTAAATAATTTAGTCGCGATTCGTTACTCGGATCACAATAATACCCAGTGTCATTACTATCGTAGAATATGGGAGCTCTTAATGAACCACTCGCCTCAAGAAAAGCGCTCGTCACAAAGTTAGTGCCATTAAAGTATAGATAGTTACCACCGTTTCCTAGATACAAAGCACCAGTAGTTGCAGATGCGGATCTGTATGACTTTATGTCATGTATGAATTGGCTTTCTGTGTTGGTGATGAGCAGTCTGGAACTGCCACCAGTGGATATACCCAACTGTGCCGCACTACTGCTGTATAATCCAGTTGTGCTGTCTGACTGAAGGGCATATCCAGGTGCTGCCGCAGTGGAACTAGGGAGGCTACTTGTGCCACTATAACCACTTTTGCCACTTGTACCACTTGTGCCAGAGTATCCACTTGTGCCACTTGTGCCTGAGACACCACTTGTGCCACTAATACCGCCAGTACCGCTAGTCCCACTTGTACCGACAGTACCACTAGTACCACTAGTACCGCTTATGCCACTAATACCGCTAGTACCGCTAGTACCGCTAGTACCGCTAGTACCGCTAAAGCCACTGACTCCGCTTAGTCCGCTAGTACCGCTAACACCGCTAACACCAGTTCCACTGATTCCGCTTACTCCACTAAAACCACTTATACCGCTTGTGCCACTAGTACCGCTTATGCCACTTGTACCACTGAATCCACTAGTGCCAGACAACCCACCTAATCCACTTGTGCCGCTGAATCCACTTGCGCCACTGAATCCACTAGTACCTGAAACGCCCCCAGATGGTCCTATAGCACCACTAAATCCGCTAATGCCACTTGTACCTGAGAAGCCACTAAATCCGCTTCTGCCGCTTGTGCCACTTAGACCACTCGTACTACTGAATCCGCTTATGCCACTGAATCCACTCGTGCCGCTTATACCGCTTGTGCCAGACTCACCACTTAATCCACTTGTACCAGATGTGCCACTGAATCCACTAGTGCCTGAGGATCCACTAAACCCGCTTCTGCCGCTGAATCCACTAATACCACTAGTGCCGCTTGTGCCTGAGAATCCACTTGTTCCGCTTAATCCACTAGTACCTGAAAAACCACTTACACCACTTGTGCCTGATAACCCACTTGCACCACTGAATCCACTAGTACCTGAAACGCCACCAGATGGTCCTATTGCACCGCTGAATCCACTTGTACCACTGTTACCACTTGTACCACTTGTACCACTAGTACCTGAAAATCCACTAGTCCCAATTGCAATAACACCAATGGATAATGCTATGAATTCCACAATGTCTCCCGCAACGCATGCACTTGAGAGCACCACATTTGTGCCACTAGTAGCAGTGTAATCAGACCCAGTCAACAACACCCCGTTCACAAACACCTGTACTGCGCCTACCATATAGGTGACTGCAAAAGTGGTCTGCCCTGCGGTAGCGGTGAATGCAGTACGGGTATAAGTTGCTCCTCCTGTTAGTCCAGAAAGCCCGCTTATACCGGAAGTCCCTGAGAATCCTTGTGGACCAGTGGGTAATGAACCTTTAATGAAGTTTTTTATATCCGTTGTGGGCATGTGGCTATTTACCCATGTGATTAATCATATCAAACAATGTTTGCCCCATATAACAAATGAAAAAATAATTAATTGATCAGGTACTTCATTAATTAATCTTAAGTATTAAGGAGTATTTGGCCAAATAATAACAGTGGGAAATCCTAGCTGATCTGTGATGTCTCGGAGAGCTTGACGATAGGCAGCCCAGATAGCTTTATCCACTGGGGCATCTGCGACCTGTGTCCAGTCACTGGCCACCAACAAGTTGTTTCTCTGTTCTCTGGCAGTTGCAGCCAGTCTATCATTCTCTCCAGCCTTCCATGTGGCTTCCAGGGTGTCCCACTCTGCTTCTTCTTCTGGAGTAAACGGCACGTTGCCATGCAATGTTGCTCTAAATCTTGCCATGTTGTCCTTAACTATTTTTGATGCCGTAAAGACGGAAGGTGCCCACCATGGTGCCCCCTCCACTAGAAGAAAACCTAACTCCAGTCAAAGCTGATGTATCATTCACATAAGATCCTGCGCCATTAATATTGTAAAATGCAGTGGCCGTATTCCAAAATTGTCCTGTATAACTTATACTTTTGTAGATACTTGTGGAAGGTGCATTATAAACATACATGACCAGATTGGCTGTATAAGCTGCTTGTGTGTGTACATTTACCTGGCCCAAGGCTATTTGTGCTGTATTGTTGACTCCAAAGCCAGTTGCAGTGGTTGTGTTATACATGCCTGCATAATAATACCCAGCAGATTGATATGAGCCCCCAATTTTCAAGTTCACATGTATCAAACCCCCCGAAGGGAAATAGAATCCACTAGCCACAATCACGTAATTATCATATGTGCTGCTGAAAGTGGTTTCAATATCCGCTGTGGTTGCACCTGAAACTGTGACGGTGGACAGATAAACCCAACCACCTGGCACGTTGCCCACAACAGAGCCGCCCACGTATAGGTTACCCGTGATACCAACTCCACCTGCTACTGTTAATGCTCCTGTTGAAGTACTTATAGCACTTGTGCTATTGGTAATCACAACTGGTTGGCTTAGTATGGGTATTTCGTTGTATGATACAGTTGTTCCAGATACTATTAAATTCTTGTATAATTTATTGGTGGTGGTATTAAAATATTCGTCTCCCACTTGAGCTGTTGCAGGAGCAGCATTTACAGTTGTGTGTTGTATAAACTCTCTGGATGACATCAGTATTTCCTGTAAGCTAACATGATTTGCAGTAGAACATGACTGTTTTGTGATACTCTGGACGTTGTCATGCTAAGAGTAGCACCAATTATCATCACCATTAAGCCTGTGCTTCCTTCCAGCTCAGCCTGGCTGCCACGGATGCGTTAATAGCCAATGGAGTCACACATACTGTGATAATATCAGGACCGTCTGGATACACATTAGCAGGAGTGGTGGGAGCAGTCAGCGAGGTGCCGCCACCCAAGATACTATTACCAATATCACGCACCTCACTCAAATCCTGTATGCTCACACCACCAGTTGCCACGAAGAATGCACTTATGGATTCACCACCAGCAATTGTTGCCGTGTTACCGTGGCTGGCAAATTGTGCTAGACTGGAGCCGCCCACCGCAGCAAATGTGCCTGTGCTCACACGCCCATTCAAGATCAATTCCACACGCACCGCAGCAGTTGTTGCAAACACGTCAATGGAATTGGGTGATAATTGCATGCGATTGATGATTTCTCTTGCGCCCAACAAACCAGTACTGCCATTATCCACGCTGGGTGCTAGTCGGATACTGAACACTGGATAACGTGTGCCTGCTGTGGCATAGGTGGCTTGTGTGTTTTGACCATAGTTGAACAGGAATGATTTATCATCATCATAGCGACCATCCATGATCACCGAACTGCCCCAGTGACTGATTGTGCTTGCCACCTGTGGACTGTACAATTCCACCATCACCGGTGCCGTCCCGCCTGGGTTGGCAGTGGTTCCTCCAGTCACAGTGAATGTGGTGGCTGTGGTTCCGCCTGTTTGTGCTCTAGCCGAAATGGTCAAGGTGGTGGCAGTTTTGGCACTATATGTTATATATTCAATTGCACCAGCTGTGGCGGCGGGTGTGTACAATACTGCTGTGCCACTTGAAGGCCATCCTGTGGTGTCTGCCACACTGATGGTGCCGCCTGTGCTGGTGGCACTGGATAGGGTGGCTGTCAGGTAGGTGTAATAGGGCAAGTGGTTCACTTCGTAGCGTGCAGGCAAGTTACCCGAACGCATGTATGCTTCAGTGTTCACGTTGTTGTTGGGAATTCTGTGGCAATAGATCACCTCGCCACGATTATTTTTAAATCCAAATCGCACCGCACCCGCACCATACCAGGTATAGTCTGCATAGAACATCTGCATTTTGGTGAGGTCCAAGTTGAATTGACTTGCACCAGTTCCGTCGCATTTATCAATATTCCAGGCACTTTGTGCATAACGAGTGTTGTTGGTTTTGCTCAAAATACCATTGGCTAGTGTGGTTCCGCGGTATTCAGGATAGATATACATTTGTGTATCACTGGTGATTCCAGTAACCAGATAACTCATTCCACGAATAACCACCCAATCACCTTGTTTTAGCTGCTGGCTAAATTTTGTAGCGGTGCCAACCACAGATTGTACACCATTGCTGACTGCAATTTTTCCAGCCATCTGGGTGGTGCTGGATCGGACAACTGCATATATGGTTTGCCCATCAAATTCGAAATAGAATCCATTTTGAAAATCAAACATACCCAAGCGGTTGGATGCACCGTACCATGTGAAGGGACCCACAATGATGTTGGTGCCAGTGGCAGGTGAGGCACTGGGCGTGGATGCAGCAGTGTAGGTGAATGTCAATTGGGTAGCTGCTGATACAACTGTAAAGGTTCCATTGTATGCTGTTTCGTTACAGCCCGAAACCTTGACCACTGCTCCAGCGAATAAACCATGTGGATATTTTGTTGTCACGGTGACGGTGGTGCCAGAGCTAGTCACATTGTCAACTGCCAACGTGGGCTTTAGAATACTACCAGTTGACCATTGGATGCCTTTGCCACTCTGATAACGGAATTGACGACGGGTTTGACGCATGACCTGATAACCATGGTATGGGATTATGTTGGTAAATTGCACACCACCATCGAAAGGTCTGTGTTCCACATATCCCAATGCTCGGGGGTACAAGCTTGCATTGGCACCTGCTGCTAGTGTTACTGTGCCTGTGGCAGTTGTGGCAAATGTGAACACGCTGTTGGACGGGGTTGTGGTGACAATCCAGTTGGAGTTGATGGTGCCGGCTGCGGTGCCTGATGAACTGGTGCCTGTTGTTCCATTGATATAAATGGAATCACCCACCCGCAAGCCGTGTGCATATGTGGTGGTTACGGTAGCTACTGAACCGCTGAGTGAAATGCTGGTGCAGGGTATGCCGGCTCCTGTATAGAAAAATGCAGGATAAAAGTAGGTTTTTGTTGCATCATACAATGCGGCGGCAGGAGTGTTTATGCAGGTGAACTGAATGTTGGTGTTTGCGTTCACCACTTCAATTATCCACCATCCATCTGCGTTGGCCACATCCAAAGTACCAAAAATGAAAAATGGAGTGCCCACTGTGAGACCCGTGGTATTGGGCATGGCCACGGTGACAGTTTTACCACTTGCGGTCACGTTTGTGATGCTGTAGTTGCTGGTGTTTGAGCCATTAAATGTTACTGGCTGAGCTGTGCTGGTTATTGGTTGGGTGGGATCATAAAACGCACTGGGACGATTGTTCAGCATGTTTATCATTTCCCATTTGGTACTTTGTAGGCCATATTCAAAGTCAGTGTCGATCAATGACTGCGGAGTGGACACACGCAACTTATCCACCGGATCACGCAACACCTCTGAGGGTGTGATTTCCTGGTAAGTCTCTTCCACCAATATGCTGATCTTGTCAGTGGTGTTCATGCTGCCAGTGGCATAACTTACAACAATAGTGGTTGTTTCGAGCCCTGTTGTTGCGTCCACTGTGTTGGTTACGGTTCCCAGCAGACTGGGATCGCTAAAGTTATAGATGACTGTGCCTGTGGTCACGTTGGTGATCAACAACAATTGTTCTTTGCGGATGTTTTTACCTGTGACCACAATGGTTTTTGTACTGGGTGTAAATGTGTAACTTTCCAGTATAACGTGCTTTGCCATTTTACCTTAACCTCCTAGCGCGATCGTTGTTGCTGAATATGGATACGATCTGTTTTGTTTACTTGCTGATATACTTAGCTGTGTGACAGATATCTGGG